GTGCTGCAGGGCATTTCCCCTGCAGCACTCATAGATAGTTGGATCCTCAAACGGATCCAGTTATTGCGGCTTTTTAAGCCAATCTTGTGTAGATACTAGTATTTACACGGGCGTTTGTTCGCCCTACTAAACTTTTTAAGCATTAATCTGCTTCATAGAGCTATGTGGGCGTTAATTCGCCCCATAGAACTATGTAAGAGTAGTATATAGATTCAAAATTTTGTCAAGGTATCGAGAGTGTTAAACCAGCTTTCACCCCCTATTTGAGTATTTAGGTAACTCAATATCATTTATTCAATTCTGTACCAGAATTGTTCTAGTATGTGATCTTAAACAACCTCTATGCTTCGGAGCAGTAGCAATATTTGCGCTGTAAGTCTCCTTAGTCTATTGTTGTGTACTTCACATGTTAGTTCCACAGAATTACCAATTTTCGGCGAGTAGTGAGCTCCCCGGCGACCGGATAATCTAATTCTTTTTATACGAACTGAAGCGATCCTGCGTTTACACATCACCCGTGGTGATGTTTACAATGATCTTCAGAGTCAATTCGTGATTAGAACAAGACCCCGTCGTGCCCCATTGCGGTACGAGTGTAAGAAAATTTTCTTGTACGTCAGATTTGAACAACATGATACAACCAATATCGGTGATTATAGGATAGACCTACAATCTTGATCATCGACACTAAAGCCTTAATGGTTGGACCGGAATCCACAAATTCCTCGGGCTTGTCACCTAGATATATGACTTCGGCTTCGGTAGCTAGAAATAACCGGCCCATGAAACGAAAATGTCTCTTTTAGTACATACGGAAACTCACAAGGGCCCCTCCAGAAGTGTCTTGACACACACTTCAAAATCCAGTTTGGAAACTGATGACCGTTCTTTTATCAACAAAAACTCTCCATTTGAGAGAGCTGAGGATTACATTTCGCACAAGCGATTTGGAAAACTTAGAGATCTCAACAAAGAGGTTTTGCGTGACATGAAGAACAAACCTTGGAAACCACAATTAGAAGTAATTCCAGAAGGCAAAGAACCCGCTTTCGAGCGGCAAATTGCTGTCCTGGATGCAATTGCTTATGGTGGTGGTATCACAAAATTGGCTAAATTAGCTAATGTTGATATTCCAAGTTGGATGATTAATGAGGTGGAGGACCTCATGCTGCTGTTTGTTAGTCTCTCGGGACAAACAACATATCCTGGCGCTATCGCGAGTATTATCTCGTGGGTTAAGCGTTACTTCAATAAATCCATCACCCTCTCTATTGAGGAGTATTTGACGGAATTGTTGAAACCCAAGGAAACGCGGCAATCGGACTCTGGAATTCCCGAAATTCCAGAATGGCTCAGGGCCTTGAAAACCTGCAAAACTGATTGGTCACTGATTAGACACAATCAAGCTTTCGGACAGCTGTCCAAATTGCTTGGTCTATTAGTGACCCTCGGTCTATGCAAGGCTTCAAACCTTGAGTTTCGCTTGAATGGCTACTTAATGTTCACACCAGAACTACAGAAGAAGCATTCAAGCGCCTTTGATTTGATCGATGCAACATTTGAAACAATCCTTTTCTTCGTAGAAGGAATGTATCTATGCTTTGCAACACGTTCTGTACGACCACTTCTTGTTTCTGACCATGCAGCATTACAACTCGATGTTGAATATGCAAATGTCATGGCGGAATGGGATTTAGTCCGGAACGGAAATCTATTCAAGTTCAAAGGCAAATCGGACCACGAATTCACTACCAGGTTGAACAACCTTAGTACTGATCTCAAGAACTTAGGCAGTGTTCTCACTGGCTTTGATCGCAAATTAGTGATGGACAAGTTTCAGAAGATACTTATCTTGCAAAATGATTTTGTAAGTATGAAGTTGTGTTCTGGGATTCGTCACAGCCCTTATGCGATGCTATTGTTCGGAGAGAGTAGTCAAGGTAAGACTATGGCAGGCGATCAGATCTTAGATGCTCTGTGCGCCTCTCAAGGACTTCAAGCTGGTAAGGAATTTCGTGCTACCTTCAATGCTGGAGACAAATATATGTCTAATTGGACATCCGATAAAGTAGTTCTCAAATTCGATGACTTGTGTAATGACAAGTCTGGATTTGTTGAACGACCGCCAACGCGGGCTATATTGGACGTCATTAACAATGAGATGTACTATGCGCCTAAAGCAGAGTTAGAAGGTAAGGGTAAGTGTTTTGTTGCACCATGGTTGGTGTTAGGAACCACGAATAAGAAAGATATGGACGCAGCTCTATATTCTAATTGTCCGTATTCCATACAACGCCGATTCATTGTGATCACCGTAACAGCCAAAAGACAATTCCAACGAGTTGTTGATGGTGTTACTTGCGGTGTAGACACTGAAAAGGTGCGTGCGTTCAACAAGGCACAACCCACAACGCCATTGTTTGATGATATTTGGGAGTTTACAGTTGAGAAAGCTGTGAAACCCGAAAAGATGTCAACAGTAGCGCGGTATAAGACTCTCTTCCACAAGGGGAAGAAACTTGCCAAGATCAGTATCTATCAATTGATCTCATTTCTATGTGATGACTTTGATACACACCGTAATGGCCAAGAAAGCCTCCTTGCTGGCATGAGAGCACGTGATAATACATTGAAGCGATGTTGGTTCATCGATCCTCTTGGTAACAGGTGTCCACAATTGGAGGGACACTGTTCCAAGCATGATCGTATGGAGCGTCAATTCGGTGGTAAAATACGTGATGCTGCTTATGCACTTATACCAAAAGCCCGTCAGAGAGTAGACACTGATATTCTCGAACGGCTTGAGGACAAGGCTGCCCAGGTCCTCTATGAAAAGGGCAGTAGATTCTTCAAAGAATTTGATTGGGTTGAATTCATTCCCCAGTCAGTGGTGGATTATATCATTCGTGATGCGGATGATTTTCCCTTTGAAGATTCGTGGAGGCGTTCCATATTTCAACTCTTGTACAAGGATGTTCTTGAACAAGACTTTGAGAGGAATGCCAAATCCTGCACATGGTTTTGTGGTATGATGGCTGTTTTCAGCTTCTTATTCGCATGGTTTACGTTCGGCAATCCATTTTATGGACTTCCTTTTGCAACAATGGCCGCCATTTTCTACTTGTCTTATATGGTAAAGTTACAAGATGCTCTTGAAAAAGAACTTCTTGTGAAGTTATACAATAAGAATCTCAATGTCTCACCGATAGTTAAATCTGTCCGTGATGATCGAGTAAAGTATGCAATTGGTGGTTGTGCTGCATTGGGTTGTCTCTATTTCGTGGGTAAAGCTGTACGTGATCATTATGCGAAGATGAAAACGCAAGGATCTCTTTCACCTGTAACTCAGGCGGAAGTTGATGAGCGTGATGCTGAGAAGAATGTATGGACGCAAGTTACGTCTAGACCCCTCCCCATTTCCGACATTTCGAAGACTGTGACACCTAGTGTGTTACAAGGTCTTGTTGACAAGAACCAAGTTTGTTGTCAAATGGAACGTCCGGATGGGTCGATTGGTCAGATGAACTGCCTCGTACTCCGGCCTAATGCTGTGCTGATCCCAGGTCATTACTTTGATGATGTGGGTCCTAGCATGGCATGTTCATTCTATAAGTCGAATTCATCATCTAATGGTGGAAAATTTTGTTCTCGCATAGAGTTAGAAACTTCTTATAGAGTGCCCGGTACCGACTTAGCCATCTGTTATATCACAAGCGGAGGATCATTTCGCGATCTCACAAAGCATTTTCCACTAGAAGACATTTCTGGTAATGTAAACTTTCATCTGAATTATAGGTTCAGAAGTGGAGTTCTCAAAACTAGTAAGGGTTCTGGTGAAGTTGCTGATGTGGACGTGGATGATACGTATTCCTACACAGGTCTACGTTACCTCTTGGATTCCAACACGTTTCCTGGTATGTGTGGTGCTACATTACATTCTGAATCATCTGGTTCAGTTATTTTGGGCATTCACCTTGCAGGCGTGGAAGGAACTGGATATGGAGTAGCGGGGATTATTAGTCAGAAACAACTAATGGATGGCTATCGGGCTATTCGCCTTGAACCAGGAGTTTTACTCACTGGGTCTGGTGAAAAATTCGAAAAGCAAGTCCTAGGTGTTAATGTTATTGATCCTAACGCTGTTCCACACCCCAAGAGTCCGCTGAGATATATGCCTCACGAAACGCAAGTGGAGTATTACGGCTCGTGTCCAGGTATGGTTTCATCTCACACAGATGTCAAAGTGACACCTATTAGTGCACATGTGATGGATGTGTGTGATGTTCCGAATATCTATGGACCACCTGAGTTCAAACCTGAATGGAAGGGTTACCAAGATTGCTTGGCCAACCTATCTATTCCTGCTATACCTTACGAGTATTCATTCCTGAAGAAGGCAGTGTTAGACTACGAAAGTGACCTCTTGGAGATTTTCAAGCGTGACTTGTGGAAAAACACACGTCCTTTAACAGACATGGAGAATTGTTCGGGCATTCCAGGATTAAGATTTATTGATGCTATCAAGCTCAATACTTCTATCGGGTATCCACTATCAGGTCCTAAGTCTAAGTATGTTTTCATAGCTAAGACAGTTGATGACCTAATGGCGTACTACGAGGAGATGAATTTGCCACCCGATCCAGAGGAAATAATGCGTTTGGCTAGTGGGCACACCTTCCAGGTTGTAAAATTTATAGACGAGATATCGGTTGAGATAGAACGTGTAGAAGATTGTTACAGACGTGGAGAGCGTGCTTACCCAATAGCTAAAGCGTGTAAGAAGGACGAGATTTTGTCGAAGAAGAAGTGTCGCATATTTTATGCGAATTCTATAGCTTTGACATATCTTATCCGGAAATACTATTTACCTCTGCTTAGGGTGTTGCAGATGAATCCACTCGTTAGTGAGTGCGCTGTTGGTATCAATAGTCATGGACCTGAATGGGAACAGTTTCACCAACACGTATTTCAGTTTGGTGAGGATCGTCTCATGGGTGGAGACTATGGCAACTATGACCAGAAGTTGTGTTCTCAGTTAATCATAGCAGCACTACGCATTCTTATTGATTGCGCAGAATTGTGCGAGTACACTGAGGAAGACTTACGGGTCATGGAAGCTTTAGTTGGTGATATTGTCTATTCCATCATAGCATTCAATGGCGATTTGATTGGTTTGACGGAGGGCACACATATTAGTGGTAATTCACTAACTGTCATTATTAATGGCATTTGTGGGAGTCTGAATTTACGCTGTTACTTTTACAGCAATCCAGATCACGCACATTTGAAATTTCGTGACAATGTGGCCTTGATGACATACGGTGATGATAACATAGGTTCTGTGAGCCCTGATTTAGATGGTTTTACCATTAAAGGAGCTTCAGAATTCTTGGCAAAATATGGACAGAAGTATACCATGCCTGACAAAGAAAGCGAACTGCTAGATTTTCTACCAGTGGAGGAATTTGAATTTCTGAAGAGAAAGTCAGTTTACCATCCAGAGCTTGGTTGTCATGTTGGTGCACTTGTGGACAAATCTTGTTTCAAGATGTTACATTGCTTTATGCGATCAAAGGGATCACCCGACACTGAGGACATAGCCGCAGCGAAGAATATAGATACCGCACTATCGGAATGGTTCAATCACGGTGAGGACGTGTTTGAAAAACGACGGGCGCAAATGATTGAGGTTGCCAAGCGAGCAGGCATCAATGGATTTTGCGCAGGACTGGACAAAGATTACTTGTCCAGAGTGGAGGATTGGAAGGAGACTTATGCCAAGACCTGGTAGTCTTCTTTTTCACCTGAGTATGTGTAAACTGCTCAACCCCGTCTTCGAGAATGACGCTAAACTTCTCACCCCGTAGATCCATGGGGTTCCAGTGTAAAGTTGAAGAGATCTGTATATACATGGATACCACGTATGTGTTACACTTTCTATCGTTCTTTCCAGAACATATATATGTAGGCTTTATGTACATAGGGATGACCTTATTTAAGGTAGCGTACCCGCGCGCATAGAAATAACGGCCCCACTGCTTGACTCAGTTAGTGGGATGTAAATAAATAGAGTTGGTAATTGTTTAATATATTCATATATACAACACTTGGTCCGTCCGAAACCAAGCGTTGATGTAGATAATTCGGTAGGGGTGGAGACCCCGGAACTTGACATGTACGCCCATAACCATGTCACGTTTCACCCTAGTGTGAAGCGACAATCTGGGTCAACCGACGATGTTCGGCTCATGAACGTGAGCGACAACGTCGAGGAGAACGTAAAATTCTCCGACCAGTCCGATCCATATCTTTATGACATGGAAGGGGCAGAGGACCCGACAAGATGTGTGTCTGACTTAGGCGATGCTACGTTAGACAACTTCTTCTCGAGACCCCTCAAAATTCACGAGGAGGAATGGGGAACAGGCACTACGCTGTTCTTTAACATTAATCCTTGGGCTCTCTATATGCAGAATTCCCGTGTAATTAACCGAATCATTAATTATAACTTATTGCGATCTTCGCTACGAGTAAAAATTGTGATAAACGGTAACGGGTTTCAATATGGGAGAGCCATCGCGTCGTACTTACCATTTCCATTGTTTGACACTTTGTCATCCAATGCTGCATTGGTGAGTCAGGATATTGTGCAGGCTTCACAACAGCCGCATATATACTTAAATCCAACGACGTCCACGGGTGGAGAACTCAAACTACCTTTCTTCTATCATGAGAACAGCATGTCTATTCCTGAGAGTGATTGGCAGTTGATGGGTGACTTGACTGTTAGGTCGATCAATGACCTAAAGCACGCAAATGGTGCTTCAGACAAAGTCACAATCTCCGTTTTCGCCTGGATCGAAGATGTCACCATGAGTGTGCTCACATCTCGAGAACCTGGTACTCTGATTCCTCAGAGTGGTAAGGCTTCCGAGGTTGATGAGGCAAACCATGAAGGAACAATCTCCGGTCCAGCAACAGCACTGGCTGAAATGGCCTGTGTGGCAGCATTATATCCGCCACTCACACCGTTTGCTACAGCCACTGCTATTGCCGCAGAATCTACTGCAGAAATAGCCAAGATGTTCGGCTATTGTAGACCTGCGATAACGAAAGCACCCGAACCCTATAGACCCACACCCGCATCGTCATTAGCAGTAACTAATGTGCCAGACAACGCACAGAAGATGACTGTTGATGACAAGCAAGAGTTGTGTATCGATCCACGAATCTCTGGACTTGGCAATACTGATAGTCTAGCCATCAAAGAGATAGCAAAACGTGAGTCCTACTTAACTACCTTCGATTGGGCTATGGGAACAGCACCAGAAACCTTACTCTGGAATGCACGTATCGATCCTGTCACGTGGGCAGAAGATGGTCTGACACCTAATGGGTTCCATTTCCCAGCCTGTGCTATGGCGGCTTTGCCGTTTAAGTACTGGACTGGGACTATGAACTTCAGGTTCCAGATCGTTGCTTCTGCGTTCCACAAGGGCAGAATAAAGATTGTGTATGATCCACACTTCTTAGCTTCTAACGAGTACAACACCAATTATATCGAGATCGTAGATATAGCGGAGAAAGCTGATTTCACCATGTCATTTGGCAATGGTCAGAACAGATCTCTACTTACACGACACGAACCTGGTGTCGACTCGGTAACGCAGATGTACTCTACAACTCCGTATGCAAGTGCAGAAGAAGGTAATGGTGTGGTGGGAGTTTATGTTGTGAATGAACTCACCACCCCCAACTCCACAGTCAACAATGATATTCAAGTCAACGTCTATGTCTCCATGGGCGATGATTTTGAAGTGTTCGTTCCTGAGGACTCCTTTCAGAACTTTGTGTTCAAACCACAATCTGGAGGAGCTGAGGAAGTACCCGAATCGTTTGGGACTGAGGAGCCTGACGCGCCTCAACAAGAAGCGTCAGATACGTTGGGTGTTGGTTTATCCAACCATGACAAGCTAGGACTAGTGTATACTGGTGAATCAATATTGAGTTTTCGAACTCTGTTGAAACGCTACAATTTACACACGGCTGTCGTGGACACCACACCCGCACAAGCAGCACGTACACGTATGCGCCACCCAGGTTTTCCTTACCTGCGTGGCAACGTGTTAGGTGCCGTACACACAACTGGAGCGTTTGACAAATACAATTATTGTAATACGGTACTGCTGCATTGGGTCACCCTAGCCTTCTCTGGATGGCGAGGTTCCATACGATGGAAACTCATCCCGAGAGGCAACGGTGGGAGCGTTCAAACTAAGATCGCTCTATATGCCCAACGAGCACCAATTGGAGAGAAAGGTTACTATCATACTGAAGTTTCGGCTACAGCGTACGACCAGAACTCTGGTGCTCATTCCTGCATCACGCAAAAGGGGGTTGGCAACCAACTAACCAACTATGCAGTTGCAGGCACACGTGGCTGTTGTTATACTAACGACAAAGTGAACAATGTTCTCGAGTATGAAGTACCATTCTACTCGTACTACAGGTTCGTGCCCGGGAAGACTGAGAACTACACCACCACTCTACAGAGTGAGGGTGCTGATCTCATGATCTTCTCAAATCAGTCCGAGACAGATCCGATGGAATTCTGGTGCGCCGCTGGCGAAGATTTCCAAACGTATTTCTGGACGGGACTACCACGTGTTTACTACGAGGCAGCACCACCTGCCCCAACACGCCGTCTCCCCCGCCGACAAGGAGACTAGCTTTTTACAAGTGTGCTATGAACACTTTACTACACTGTGGTCGTGTAGGTGGACAGATTAAGATTTCTGTCTGAATGGCCGCGCCTTATGAGTTTTGACTCTGGAATTTTCCTGGCGTAGCCAGGTTTCAAGGAATCACAACTTTCTAGCGCGGTCACTAGTCTCTTCGGAGACGTACTGGGCCTCCCCTTGCTGAGGGGTCCGGCGCAGTGGCCTCTTATGCAAA